GCATCATACGTGATTCTACCTGATACAGACGATTTTCCAATTCATTTAACGACATCAACAGATAGCCGACGGCGGCGAACAGCAGCGGTGCAGTAGTAGCAATAGCAGACTGAAGATTGAATCCCATGCGGGAAATTATACGGCCCTGCCGGGGAGTACCCAATAACCACCGCGTCGCTTCTTCGGCTGCTCATCTTCCCAGTCCGGATCGTCTGGATGCTGGACACGCCACGAGTCCTTGACGTAGAGAATTGCCATGGTCATGGCGTCTACCATATCGTCATGTTTACCGCCGGGGAAGCGGAGGGCTTGGTTCAGCAGATCGTCTGCCCACTGCTTATCGGCTGGTATCCAGATACGTCCGGACTCCATCAGCGGTGTCGCTGCGTTGACCCTGCTGACTTTATCGCGGTCCGGGTTGTATTCCATGATGGGCAGTCCGGCACGACGCAGGTCTTGGATGAGCGATTGGCCGGATGCTTTCTTTTCGACAATCATCAGGTCTGGTCGGTGGGCCTCGTACTCTTCCTGTGCAAGGGCACGTAGTTCCGGGTACTCCCAGCGTCCGTGTTCGTTGCCGAGCAGGATCAGGTTAGCCACCACATGTTCGGTACCCGCAGAGTCTGCCTGTTGTGTGTGGAAGATGCCCCATGTCTGTATGACGGACTCGTCAGCGGTCTGTCGGGTTGAAAAGGCTGTGTCGAGTGTCTGGACGATGAACTCGCAGTTCGGCGGCTCCGGGTCTTTCCACGGCTGGAGGTAGCCCATCTTGATGATACCGCCATCGTCCGGTGTCGGATTCTGCATGTAGAGCGACTGCCAGTACTTCGACCCGTTGTTCGACCGGATTTCTGCCTCGTCTTGTCGGAGTAGTTCGTCGGATTTCCACTCCGGAAAGTAGGACGACCCCACCGGAAGACCCAGAAGGTCTGACGCTTCCTCGTCTACCCATGCAGGTATCTTGATGACCTTCCATGGTTGAGTTTCTACTTCTTCGTTGCCCTGATTTCGCAGCAGCCACCCGCAGAGATCGTCGTCATGGTATCTGGTGTTGATGATTACGATGGACCCACCGGGCATGAGTCGGGTACGTAGGCCAGATGGGTACCAGTTCTTGATGTATTCACGACCGGCGTCGGAGAATGCATCCTCCTCCGACATAGCATCGTCAATAATCGCCACATGTGCACCACGACCGGCGATCTGTGAGTGGACACCAGCCGAGAAGTACGATCCGCCTTTGTTTGTCTTCCATTTACCAGCAGCCTTGGCGTCTTTTCGTAGCCGGACCCCGTCAAATACCTCCTCGAACTCCTCCGTCGCCACCAGATCACGGACAGACCGGCCAAAATCGGACGACAGCTGCTCATTATGGCTGATCGTCAGGATTTCGTGGGCAGGATTGCGGCCCATGTACCACGATGGGAACAGTCTGGACGAGATCAGGGACTTGGACGAGCGTGGCGGGAGGAAAATCATCAGCCGTTGACCGCCCTGATCGACACAACGCTGCAATTCTCGGCAGATTATGTCGATGTGTCGGCCCCATTTGAAGTCCGGGACGATGAGCGGGGCCATCATCTTGACGTATGACGCAAAATCGTCGTGTGCCGCACGGGCAGCACGGGCTTTCATCAAGGCAAGGAGGACTTCGGGGCTAGTGCTTGACTGGCTGCTGGATAGCTGCATCAATAATGCCCTGATACTTGGCGATTTCGGCGTCAAGTTGCTCCGCAGACATGGTGATCTTCTGTTCGATCATGGCCTTCTCGACGAACATGCCCAGATGTTTGCCCAGATTCTCCAGTGCACGGTTAGCATTGGTGAAATCTTCCGAGGCCATTGCCTGATTGTACGTCGTGAGAAACTTCTCGACGATGTCGTCAATGTTGATTACCAGCTTGTCCATTGCTTTCTTCCTGATGTATTCGACAAATGCGTTGACCTTCGGCTGTGCCAGCAGTTCTTTGGCCTTACCGCGAATCTGAAACGGTTTCTTGCCGTCTACCGCGTACCCGGCCTTCAGATATGCACCGTACGCATCGCCTGTCTCGATGAACTCATATGCAAATTTATACTGCATGGGCGACAAACGGAAGGGCAATGCCGTCATCTGTGTCCGGCGAAGTTTCTGCGACGGGTCGTTGAATGCTTCGGGCCGCGACATAAACTCCGGCAACTCGTTGAATTCCTCATTGGCTTCCAGCCTGCGACATTCTGCCGCAATCACCTTGGGATCGTTGTCGTCGCCGTACCGGCCTTTGGAAATTCGGTTGGTCATGGGTTGAGAATAGCCGGGAAGACCGACACAGGCAAGGGAATTGCGGAGGAGGTACTCGCCCCCTTATAGGTGTCTTTCCTAAGTACCTGAGTACCTCCTCGATTCGACACTGGTTACACCGTGAACTCGGTGCCAAGCCCTTATGTTTAGAACCTTATAAGGAGATGGCACTGAGTTCGGAGCGTATATTACACAAAACTGATGTAATATAAGTCTGATTTTTTTGAAAAATTTTTCCGGGGCCTATTTTGTGTGTAGAGCCGACCCCCCGATTTTTTTGCCCCCCACCCCCGCGTTTAAACGGCCAGCGGAAAAAGGTCGGCTAATTCTTTGAAAAGTCAGGCTTAATTTTTTACAAAGTCGGATTTAAATTCGGCGGACTTTGCAAGAATAGACTGACCATTTTTTACAAAGTGGCTTTTTATTTTTTTAAAACCCCGGCGTTTAAACGGGAAGTGGCCGGTTGTTTAAACGATAAGCGGGTGCACGTTTAAACATGTGCGGCGTATCGGGCCGGATCGCCTAGGCATATTTCCGCCGATGCTGTCAATACCCTCATGCAAAAATAAATTTGGTGGAATGGTCATTTTTTTCTTGATGGGTGGGAAGGATACGCGGTACTGGGACGTCTACAGTTCGTTGTAGCAGTTTGAACCCTCAACCATACCCTAGCTTAAAAGGACATACCTCATGACACCCGCACAGCAGACCTTTCTAGATAACCTCACCGTCAACCGTGCGCAAAAGTTGATTGCGATATTCCACAGTGATCCCGCCATTGCTGCATCATGCGGCCCGGACTGTCTCCACGCCTTCCGTGTTTGCTGGGAATTCTTAAACCCCGGCGAATATATACAGCGCTATAACGGCCCCGCCGGCGTCGAGTATCGGTTTATCAGTAACTAATCACCCGCCGGGGGCCACGGTCCCCGGCAATTCACCAAAGGACAAGATCATGAGCAAATACACCTATCGCGAAGAATGGCTTACCGAATGCGCCAAGCTACTGGCCGACGAATTCAATATTACCCTGCCGGGCAAGTGGCGCGTCGCTGCATCATGGCCAAACGGGGGCCGGGGCGGTTCGAACAACCGCATTCTCGGTCAATGCTTCCATCCGTCATCATCCGCCGACGGTCACACCGAGATGCTCATTACTTGGGGCGACGCGGACCCGCTATCAGTTGCCGCGACGCTATGCCATGAGATGATCCACGCGGCGGTTGGCGTCGAGCAAGGTCATAACAAGGTATTCGCCGATGAAGCGCGGCGTTGCGGACTGGACGGCAAGCCAACCGCAACCGTCGCCGGTGCCGAATTCATCCGACGCAGCAAGAAAATATTGCGGACGCTTGGCAAGTATCCGCACGCCGTTGTGACGGTGTCTCATCGGAAACAGTCCACCCGGATGCACAAAGTTGAGTGCGACGATTGCGGTTATATCGCACGGACGTCGGCCAAGTGGTTGGGTGAGATGGGTTCACCTATTTGCCCGTGCAACGGCGAACATATGCGCGTCGCCTGACGACAACCCGCCGGGGGCTACGGTCCCCGGCAACTCATCAAGGAAAGAACTATGCTGACGATTAAACTCATGAATGATTATGGCGACGACGGATTTAATGCGCTTGTTTCCGCATATGGCCGGGAATATGCGCTGCATAGATACGGCCCCACAACAAAGATTGTGCGGACGAACGGCTCATCATACGAACGCCTGCCCAAATGGAAAGTTAAGGCGGACTGGGAAATGATGAATGAATTCGCGGACTGGTACGAAAACGGGCCGCGAGACTGACGCCCTAATGGGAGGGGGTAGCGTTTAAACACTGCCCCTTCTCATGAGTGCGTTAACCTAAACCATAAACCCACCCAACCCCGGAGATAAAGACATGAGCGTTTCGACGATGATTTTGCAGGACGGCACCTTTTGCCTAGTTGAACCCAAGCCCGAAAACCCGCGCCTAGCTCATCGCGTTTTTCGCGATGGAAAACACGGCGGTTATGAATGGGCGCACTTTTCCGACGTGAACGAAAACAATAGCCGCGCGCGTTGGTACGGGTGGGGCGGCAAGGAATTGCCCGACACAATGCGCGCCGCCTAACAACGCCCTAATGGGAGGGGTTGTTTAAACGGCAACCCTTCTCATGAGTGCGTAAACCTAAACCATGGAGGAAAACATGTTCAACATATCAACTCGCAAAGTCGGCGGACTGCGGTTCGTCAAGGTCGGTCGGTTTTGTTTTTCGTTCTGCATCACGCGCCAGTACGTCGCGCTGTAACCCATCGGAGGTAACCCAATGTTCGTAACTCATGAAACAATCTGCGACATTGCTGACGATATGCAGTCCAGTTTTGAATTCTCGCTGCACTCACAATCCAGCGTAGATGAGATTGCCCGTGTCGCACGTGAACATTTACAGGAACGCGGACTGCCGACACGTACCAGTCTGTGCCGTGTCATCGCCCAAGTCGCACGGGTTCAGTGGCTCGCGTCGTGCGACACGGTCCACCGTTTAAACAGCCAGTGAAAATTTTTTTGAATTCATCCGAAGAAAGTGCAAGGATGGATCGTCTACCTAACGCAACCAACACAAGGAACCTCACCATGATTAACGATTACGTCCTGAACGACATTGCCGCCGAATACGCAGCGGAGATTCTGCGAGAAGTTCACGAACACGGCAGCGACCCCGACTATCTCGCCCACGAATACGCCGACGGCTCGGAGTGGGTGATTTATTACAGCAAAGCGCACCAGCTTTGCCAGAACTGCAACACGGAGAACGGGGAACTCGCAGCCTACGATTGCGGCGAACCGGAGGAAGGCTGGACCTATGACGGGTTCGCAGTTGCCATCGCCTACCACGAAATATGCAGCCGCATTCTTCAGGCCATCGACGAACAGCAGAAGGCGGCGGCAGCATGACCTTGGCAATCATCATGGGGGTGGCGTTCGTCGCCATCCCCGCCATCGAGCAGCTGGCAATGATCCTACGGGGAGACGTTTAAACATGGAGATCATCTTTGAATTCCTGACCAGCGTTGAACTCATCGCGTCACTGATCGGCGCGGCCCTGACCTACATCCTTGCAACATCTATCTGAGGAAGTGACATGACCGGAGACCCTACCCTTGACCTGATCCGCGCCGTCGGAATGGCGGCAGCATTCTTTATCTGCGTCGGTGCCGTACTGGTGAGCCGGTGAGGAGACAACCATGCGACCCGAACCGAGAATCCCGCAACTCAGAAGGACGTTGTTTAAACAGTGTCTGTCCGGCCATGCGCTTGAGACATACCAGCAATGCAACACGAGCATTCGACTATGGACTGCTCAGTCTTTAATTGTAGCAACACCGAACAACACGGAGCGAGACCATGGAAAGTTATATCCGACACAGCCAGTCCGGCACGTCCTACGTTGGACCTGATGCCGTCCAGTTATTCCGAGCCAAAACCATACGTGGTGCCCTGCGTCTGTGGACACACGGGCTCAAGCCTAGTCGTGGCGTCCGACTGCGTGACCTGATCGACGCTGCGTCAGCCATCACCGGCAAGCGATACCCGAAGCGAGCCAGCCATATTCCATTCATCGTGGACGACCTCGAAGTCTGGATGTCCGCCATGCAATCCGCCCTGCCAGAGGAAAAGTAAATGGAACACATCACGTTTAAACTGTCCAAGAATCTCAGCGTATCCGGTGACGACATCGAACACGCACTGCAACTGCGCGTCGAGACCATGGAGCGGCGGGATTTAGAGGATTACTGGTATTCAATGATGCGCCAATACTATCTGAACAAGGCAGACACCGACGAAATCCGTGACCTGCTGGAAGATGAAGGGATCATCTAATGGCTAACCTACCGACACACAAAGCCATCGTCGAATACTGGCAACCACGAGTCTACGAGCAAGACCTTGGCACAGACTGGGACGAGGCGGAGCATAGGTGCTGGCGTTGTGGGGTGAAACGATCCGGAAAGAAATCTAAATTAGAAAAATGTCACATCATCCCGGCGCAGTTAGGCGGACCAGACACCGTCGATAATCTAGTCCTGCTATGCTGGCGGTGTCATGCAGAAGCACCCAACATCAATTCCAAAACCGTCATGTGGAACTGGATCAAAACCACGAAGGCAGATTTCTACGACACATTCTGGACACTACGTGTCTTTGACGAAGTCGAGAAATTGTACGGGGTAAGTGTAGAACAGCTGGCCGCACAAGCACTACAGAAAAAAGGAATTGGACCTACCCGAGGCACCAGCAAATTCATGCGCGAATTAAAAGAAACCTATAGCAATGCTGGGCTACACTTCGGACAAGGTGGATACAACGAGGCTACAAGTGCAACGGCAGTCTACCAAGCATTTCAAAATCTAATACGGACGACTGGTCCGTGAAACGAAGGAGCGATACGATGATTAACCGCAACACCGGAAAATACAACACCGGGCACAGCAACACCGGGGACTACAACACCGGGAACCGCAACACCGGCTACCGCAATACCGGCCACATCAACACCGGCTACTGCAACACCGGCTACCGCAACACCGGGAAATACAACACCGGCTACTGCAACACCGGGGACAAGAACGCCGGGGACGGGAACACGGGAAAACGCAACACCGGGAAATACAACACCGGGCACAGCAACACCGGCTACTGGAACTCGTGTAACGACGAAACCGGCTACTTCAATACGACCACGTCCGACACCGTCCGGGTATTCAACCAGACGATCAGCCGGTGCGAATGGGATCAGACATACCTCCCCGACTTCCTCTACTTCAACCTGACCGAGTGGATTGAGGAATCTGACATGACCGATGAGGAAAAGGAGGCTTACCCTGAATACAAGACAATGGGAGGCTACCTGAAATCATACAAATACAAGGAGGCTTTCAAGAAGTCGTGGGACGAGGCTGATCCGGAAGATCGTGAGCGTGTCAAGGACATCCCCGGATTCGACCCTGATGTCTTCTACAAGATCAGCGGTATCGACCTTCGGGATGGACAGACCCAGAGGATTAGTACATAGTTTTTACGAGGCCGTCTATCGCGCAGCCATGACGCAAAGCCTTGGCCTTAACCAATACGGACGACTGGTCCGTGAACGCTACGGAGAAGCAATCAATGATTGACCGCAACACCGGGAACCACAATACCGGAAACCGCAACACCGGGAAATACAACACTGGCGAATGGAACAACGGCGACTGGAACACCGGCCACTACAACACCGGCCACTACAACACCGGCCACTGGAACACCGGCAACCGCAACACTGGCAACCGCAACACCGGCGAATGGAACACCGGGAACTGGAACTCGGTCAACTACGAGACCGGGTATTTCAATACGGAGACGGCTGACACCATCCGAGTATTCAACAAGGCGATCAGGCGGTCCGAATGGGATCGGGCGTACCTCCCCGAATTCCTCTACTTCAACCTGACCGAGTGGGTCGAGGAATCTGACATGACCGATGAGGAAAAGGAGGCTTACCCGACACATACCACGACGGGCGGGTATCTGCGTGAATACACATACAAAGAAGCCTTCCAGAAGTCGTGGGACGAGGCCGACCCGAAAGATCGGGAGCGTGTCCGGGACATCCCCGGATTCGATCCTGACATCTTCTACGAGATCAGCGGCATCAATCTCCGGGAAGGACAGACCAAAGAACTGACCATCGCAGAAGTATCCGAGCTGCTCGGATACGATGTGAAGATCATCAAGTAGGCTGCGCCCCGATGAACGACAGGACACATAGCAACTACTACCGCACCTATTACGAAGCCGTGGTTGATGATCTGTACGAACAGAACGTCGATCACGACCGACCCCGTGCGTCGCAGTTCGACTACTGCGAGGACATCACCGAAAAGTATCTGGACAAAATGTCCATGGACGAACTCAAGTTCTGGTACGAGACATACATCAACAAGAAGGACCGCGTTTAAACATGAACATCTTCTACCTGCACCCCGACCCGGTTGTCTGTGCCGCTCATCACGGAGACAAGCACGTCGTCAAGATGATCCTTGAGACGGCGCAGCTACTGTCTACTGCCCATCGAATCCTCGACGGCGACGATCACGCCAACTGGCACGGCATGTATAAGGCGACACACAAGAACCATCCGTCTGCTGTCTGGGTACGTGAAGCGGTAGGCAACTACGTCTGGACGCACCAGCTACTCATCAGCCTGTGTCGGGAGTACACCTACAGGTACGACAAGGTCCACAAGACAGCCCGACTCATCGAGCCCCTCGCCAATCCGCCTGCACACATTCCGACAAAACCCTTCCGAACTTCGGTGCCGCAGTGTATGCCTGACCTGTTTAAACACCGTGATCCCGTAGTAGCATACCGACGCTACTACGTGAACGGTAAGCAGGGGATTGTGCAATGGAAGAAGAAGACGTCCGCACCGAAATGGTTCGTCTCGCCGGAAGAATACGTGATGCCGGTGACGAACTCCACGACCTCTGCGTAGAACTTGCCGACAACATCGCCAAGACTCAGCCCGATGACGTCCACCTTGAATTCATCATCGACCAGCTTGAGAAGTCCGACGACAGCCCTGACGTTGCAGCGCACCTTGTTGCCTGTGGTGTCAGGGCAATCCTCACCTTCGAGAATATGCCGACTGACCAAGTCCACTGACGGGCTCCGTTTAAACAGTCATGCAACATCTGCATACCTGCTATGCAGAAATAGCACGTGACATTTGAATGCTCATTAAATACCTTATGTCCGTCAACAACAGGAGGCCGACATGGCTCACTATACCTACAGCGACGGCGGTCGCAGTCAATACTTCAAAGGCACAGCCGGTGACTGCGCGGCACGTGCAATGGCGATAGCCCTGCAAATGGATTACAGGGAAGCCTACAATCAGTTGGCCGAAGCAAATGTCAAAGGCCGTGGCAAGTCTCGCAGCGCACGGAACGGCATCTACAAAGATGACTTCGACAAGGTGCTGGCAGCACACGGATGGAAGTGGGTTGCCGCCCCCAAGTTCGTAGGACGCAAAGCCTATGTCCGCGACATGCCAGAGGGACGTGTGATAGCCCGGATGGCACGGCACTTTGTAGCCGTCATCGACGGTGTGGCCCACGACACATGGGACAGCACTCACAAGATGATCTACGGATATTGGATGAAATAGGAGCAACCATGGAACTAAGTTTAAACAACGTGTCCAAGATCACCGTCCAGTCTCACGACAGGGGTGACTACAAGGTAACCAACGTAACCGTAACTGACAGCGAAGGAAACGACCACACCATCCGGTCCTTCGGGACCGACAACCAGCCCATCACCATCGAGTTAGAACATGACTAAGCCAATCTACATCACCATCAAGCAAGCCTCAGAACTAACAGGGATGACAGCCAATGCCATCAGGGTCGCGGGATATAAAGGAAAAATCGACATGGTCAGATCAGGATCAGGAGGATGCTCGTACAACCAAGTCTACCATAACGAAGTCTCCGTCCAGTCCCTGCATAATTACATCAACAACCGTTCTCCCCGAGGTCGTAAAGGATTACGTGACAAGCGTAGCGGGGGAGCCGGTCAGTGATGACGACACAGAAGAATTCATCCACGACCTCGAACTCTGGTACGACGGTGGCCCCGAAACATGAGCAGTACGTCGAAGAGCCATTGTGTAACGAGTGCGAGGAGAAGACAGCAGTCGTCCGCAAACGATCATGGCTCTACTGTGCCGACTGTTGGATGGCTACATTCTAGTGGTAACTGGAATAGTAATAGTTGCCGTCGCTGCCCTAGTCTTTCAGTACGTATTGTCTAGGGGGTGATGGATTACCGACAACCATAAAGATAACTAGGAAATAGGTAAGAGAAATAATAACAATATGTTTTCTAGTTATTCTCTAACGCGACAGAACTTATGTACCAGCCGCGACATGGTCCCACCAATAGGACAAATTGTCGCACCTTTAAACCCGCAGGAATCAGGCATTTATTGTCGTCCCTGCACACCCCGATAGGTCCGGTTCGGTACTATCGGGAACGAAAGGATTGCTATGAGCAACCAAGAACACAGCGAACTCGTGTACAATTCAGTGTTGGATACACTGGCCGACCTACACGAAACCAACGACGTCGAAGTCCTAGATGCTGCTGTCGGTATGTTGGCAGTTACCTTCGACATGATCTTCGACTGTGCCCCTGACAAGTCAGCAGCCATCTCCCTGATACAGACGATGCTGTCAGCCAAGCTGATGTCGGAGGATGAGGAGGAATGTACCTGCCTTGACGACTACGAGCCAGAGGAGTATGATGCCTGATCATCAACTGATCGGGCCGTGTCATGGCACAGTGGAAGCAGCTAAGAGCATCGAGGGTTTTCCCGGACTTCAAGCCGGTACGCAACCCTCGATGGCTCTGGGATCAGTACGGAAAGTTCTACGATCCGCTGGTCTGGGTAAAGGTGGACGGGAAAGTACACCACTCCGGTGCCGCCCACGACACATCCAACCCGAAGCCCCACGCCGGACTTTCCAGTTTGTAGCTGCGATCAGTAAGGGTGACCGTTCCGAAGAGCGTCTTCAGCACGAGCGGTTCCATAGCGGATAACTCCTTGTTTAAACTTGTTGAACCAAGACTGTCGGTATCCCGGCAGCATATCAAACACATCGAAAACAAGTGTTGATAGAATGTAAGACATGATGTATGTACCTCCTATCAGAAATATAGTACGTGCTATGTTGCAGTGCAACATTCCTTGGTGGACACTATCTCGGGACGTCCGGGAACAGGCCACCGTCTCGACGGAAGGAACCGGCATGAGCCCCCTACCAAAACAGCAACCAGAAACCCAAGTCCGTTTAAACATTCAGAACGCAAACAAAGTTATGAATGAGGTACGGACCATCACACCCCAGCTGGCCGAAGTCATGCTGGAACACAACATCAAGAACCGACCGCTGCGTACGTCAGCGTTGAACCACTGTATCCGTCAACTACAGGATGGCAATTTCCAACTGACAGGTGACAGTATTACTTTCAGCGATACTGCCCGACTTCTCAACGGACAGCATCGACTCCTTGCCTGTGTCGAAACAGGTATTTCTTTTGAAGCCTCGATCCTGTACGGGGTGAAGGAGGAATCCTACCATGTCATGGATACAGGAGTAAAGCGATCACCGTCCGACGTTTTGTCTGCACACTTTGACATCAAGAACGCACCACAGGTTGCGGCGATGCTTCGAATCATCATGATGTATAACCGTCCGTCATCAGAAGACGGTAAAGTTGCGTCGCACTTCTACAGTTCGAAAAAACCCTTGCTGTCGAAAGACTTCCTCGACAGCTACCTGACGTACGGTGATGACGCACTTCAGCGTAGCATGTTGAAGGCTTATCACCCTGCAAAGCAAATGGGTCTGCCTAGTCCTGCCTACTTCGGTGCGCTACATTTCATCGCGTCTAAGATCGACGTTCAACAGGCAGATGAGTTCTTCCACGGACTCATCACCAATGAAATGTTGACCATCGACGATCCTCGTTATCGGGCACACCAGCAGATTCGGAGTAAGATGCAGCACCGATCTGACCTGATGGCGATCATTGCACAAGCATGGAATCGTTACCGAAAGGGCCAGAGCGGACGGCGTATGTACAAGCCGGAAGATGGGACTCCGGTACTCGTTTAAACATAAGGGGCTGTCTTCGGACGGCCCCTCTTCTTCTGAGAAAAAGATGAGCGAATCAGAACCAGTCAAGATACACATTCCCTGTCATCTGTGTGGATCATCAGATGCTGGTGCCGTCTATACCGACGGACACTTCCATTGTTTCTCCTGCCGGGGGACAGAACAGTCCTACTCCGGCGAACTAATTGAGGAGGTCATGCCATACATGGACAACACAGTTATTCAGATGCCGCCGAGAAACCATGCGCCTAACAGTCGTCTCACCGAGATGCTGAACGGGCTGTCGTGCAGCGTGATGGCCGACAGAAAGATCGGAGCAGCAGTCGTCGAGAAGTACGGTGTCAAGATCGACAACGCATCTCATCGTCACCTGTACCCATACTACGACAGAGACGGCGTACTACGTGGCATCAAGACACGGTACTATCAGAACAAGACATTCTCGTGGGACGGTGGTGAGCAGCTGCACCTGTTCGGTATGCAGCTATTCCCCGGCGGCGGTAAGACAATCACCATCTGCGAAGGAGAACTCGACACACTGGCGGCACACCAGATGAACGGGTCGAAGTGGCCGACCGTCGGGATGCCGTCAGCCACCGGGGTCAAGGCCATCAAGGCCAATCTCGAATACCTCAACACGTTCGAGACAATCTACCTCGCCTTCGACAATGACGAGGCAGGTAAACGTGCGACCGAGGATGTAGCCAATCTGTTCGAGCCTAACAAATGTAAGGTGGTTGACCTCGCCCCGCTGAAGGACGTGGGCGAATATCTCGCCGGAGGACAGGTCGAGGACTACACCCGACGCTGGTGGAATGCCCTGCCGTTTACACCGGAGGGTATCAAGCGTGGCTCATCGCTCTGGGAACTGGTGTCGGAGGAGGACGACACACCGTCTGTCCCGTACCCGTATCAGGGCTTACAGGAGATGACTTACGGCATACGTGTCGGTGAACTGGTGACGCTGACCGCCGGGTCAGGACTGGGCAAGTCCGCCGTCGTACGTGAACTGATGTACCACCTGCTGAACGTCACCGAGGACAACATCGGCTGCATGTTCCTCGAAGAATCCATGAAGCGGTCAGCCCTTGGCTTCATGTCGATGGCTGCGAACAAGCCGCTGCATCTGCCGGACACGGAGACGACACCGGAGGAACTGCGTCGGGCTTTCGATCAGACCCTTGCCACCGACCGTATCTTCTTCTATGACTCGTTCGGATCGAACACACTGGAAAACATCGTGGGCCGTGTGCGTCACATGGCAAAGGCATTGGACTGCAAGTACATAGTCCTTGACCATCTGTCCATCGTGGTGTCGTCACAGGAGAACGGTGACGAGCGTAAGGCCATCGACGAGATCGTGACCAAGCTGCGTATGCTGGTGCAGGAACTACGTGTCAGCCTGATTATGGTGTCGCACCTGCGACGGCCACAGGGTCAGGGTCATGAGGACGGCGCAGCGACCAGCCTGTCTCAGCTTCGCGGCTCTGCTGCCATTGCCCAACTTTCGGACATGGTCATTGGCCTTGAAAGAAATGGGCAGCATGAGAACGAGGTGATGCGGAACACGACGACAGTCCGTGTCCTGAAGAACCGCTTCGCCGGGATCACCGGTCCTGCCACCTACCTGTACTACGACAAGGTGACAGGAAGATTGTCCGAGACAAACGAACCGGATGATGGTACAACCCCTATCATGGATGACAGCCCACTCGTAGATTTCACCTGATGCCTGACGTAATTGTTGACATAGAGACCGACGACCTTGACGCCACAGTCATTCACGTTGCCTGTACTCGTGTCGTCAATACCGAGGATCGTCGGACATTCACCGCCGAGAACATGTCAGAGTTGCCTGACTACCTTCGTGGATTCAACAGAATCTACGGACACAACGCTGTCAACTTCGACATCCCGGTAATCAACCGTCTGCTGTGTGGCCCCGGAGGGGCAGCTGACCTTGATCTTGGTATCGTCCGTGACACCATGCTTCTCAGCCAGTTGTTCTGGCCTGACCGCCCCGGTGGTCATAGTCTTCGAGCATGGGGTGTCCGTTTAAACAATGCCAAGATCGACTTCCACGACTGGAGCCTTGGGGCTACCGAGGAGATGATCGAGTACTGCCGTCAGGATGTTGACCTGACACACGCCGTACTCAAACATCTGCAAGGCGAAGCCTTCAGCATGGACAAGCCTAACCGTGGTGCATCGTGGACGGACGCCATCCGCATGGAGCATCGTGTCCGTGCGGTGATGAACGAGGTGGAGAACCACGGCTACTACCTAGACCAGCCGACCGCAGCCTGTCTGGTTGCACGTCTGTCTACCGAGGTAGCCGAGATCGAGGCCGAGGTTTTGTCCGGACTACCTGACATTCCGAAACCTAAACGTATTGTCACCCCGAAGTACAAGAAGGATGGTAGCCTGTCGGCTGTCGGACTCAACCACCTAGATGACATCGCCGTCTGTGGTGGTGAACACACGGCCATCGAGTGGCAGACATTCAACCTCGCCTCCCGACAACAGATCGCAGATCGACTGATGCGTCAGGGTTGGGTGCCGGAGAAGCACACCGAGAAGGGCCAGCCCATTGTCGATGAGGCAACGCTGTCGGCTATCGACCTGCCGCTGGCACAGAAGATTGCCCGGTACCTCCTGCTACAGAAGCGGGTGGCGCAGGTATCATCATGGCTCGACAAGGTAGACAGTGACAGTCGTGTCCGTTGCGGGTACCTGACACTGGGTGCCATCACCCACCGCATGTCCTGCACCGGGCCGAACCTACAGCAGGTACCCGGACCACAGTCAGAGTACGGCGAGGAGTGCCGGTCGTGCTGGACTGTGCCGACGGGACGACAACTCATCGGCACTGACCTTGCCGGTATCGAACTTCGATGCCTTGCCCACTACCTCAACGACAAGGACTACACAGAGGAACTGATTCATGGCGACGTTCACACAAGAACTCAGCAACTTGCAGGATTGCCTACAAGGGCTGGAGCAAAGACTTTCACGTACGCTCTGCTATACGGGGCAGGAAATGCCAAGCTGGGAACAATTGTCGGAGGCGGACCAGAAGAAGGTAATGCAATTAGGCAACGCTATCTCCGTGGTATGCCATCATTTGCTAACCTACACAGAACAGTTACCCAAGCAGCAGGGGCAGGTACTATCCGTGGCATCGACGGACGACGTCTCCGCATCCGTTCAGAACATGCAGCACTGAACACGCTGCTCCAATCCTGCGCTGCGGTCATCGCCAAACAGTGGCTCATCAATGTCCACGACACATTGCCCGACGGCGCGAACATCGTAGCCATGATTCACGATGAACTTTGTATCGAGGCCGACGCCAGTCTCGATCCCGAGGAGATCGGACTCATATCCAGAAATGCTGTACAGGCTGTGGCCGAGCAGCTAAAGTTTAAATGTCCGCTTGATTGTGATTGGAAGGTGGGCAGCAACTGGTCGGAGACACACTAATGCAGATGGTGGAATTCACAGACGATGATCGTAGCTTGGCGTTTAAACGGTCCGCCGAGATGGGTGAACTGAACAACTCCATCGAACGTGGTGGCGGTAACCTTGCCGGGTTCCTCGGGGAGATAGCTGCACAACGTATCTACGGCGGCGAGATCAGTCACACCTACGAGTACGACATGATCCTGCCTGACGGACGTACAGCAGACGTCAAGACAAAGCGGACCAGTACTCCGCCGATGGACTACTACGATTGTTCGGTGGCGAACTTTAATCCACGACAGGATTGCAACATCTACATCTTCTGCCGTGTCCACTACGACAACAGCCGTGCGTGGGTGCTGGGTCATTACGACAAGAAGAAGTATATCGAAGACGCACGATTCCTACGTCGTGGAGAACAGGACGGTGACAACGGATTCATCGTCCGTGCGGATTGTTACAACATGGCTATTAACCAACTGGAGAAACCTAATGAGGGTTGAAGTAAACTTGAACGACGAATGGGTAGACGAGGTGGTGACGGCATCGCTTCGCGGTTTCATACGTCGCCATCAGGGTGAGGCCGGTGTGCCAATCACCGAGATGAAACGTGTTCTCGAATTCTACAGCGTGAAGGAAGACTTCGAGGATTTCTTGGAGGACATTCAAGAAATAGAAAATCTATACGAACATCAAATAAGGTTTGACTTCTAGTCAGACTTCGCATAGATTCCATCCACGCACGTACTCAGGGATTCGTGCCCCCTCAGACAAAAGGAGAAATGCAGTATGGCTGCACTACGTGGTAAAGCATATTGGGCCAAAGTTCATGAGCCTGTTCAGAACAAGTGGGATCCGGAGAAGATCGAGTATTCGATCAACATCGGTCACCTCTCTGAAGAGGACAAGGCTTTCCTGACAGAGCAGAATCTTGGCAGCAAGATCAAGACTGACCCGAAGGGGACGATGGGTGACTTCATCCAGTTCAAGGCCCGTAATACCAAGCGCATCTACAACCGGGAAACCGGTGAGTCGGATGTGGTGGACAACAGTATCCTTGTTGTTGACTCCGAGAAGAATGACATACCGTCGAATGTCCTGATCGGGAACGAGTCAGAGGTTGTGGTCTCGTTTAAACCTGTCCACTACAAACGATATGATGTATGGGCTGCGGAGTTGCTCGGCGTACAGGTTCTCAATCTGAACCAGTACACCCCCGAGGTTGACCCGATGGCTGACTTTGATCAGGCAGCTGATCTTTCTGCATAGCATGTACAGGTCCGGGGGTACCTGACTTAAACCCCCAACTAATTGAGGCCGCATGAAACGCATCGAGAACATACCCGAAGACCTCCAGACGCTGTTCGATTTTGGGATTTCAAATCCTGATCCGGCGAATGTCGAGGCGATGATTCATGACATGCGCGAGGCCGTGCTGCGTTCTATCGGAGAACCAGCCAGCAAACCGAAGACACTGCGTATGTCGAACATGGGACGGCCCGACCGTCAACTGTGGTACGACATCAACCGACAGACCTCCGGCTCCGACATGCCGTACAGTCTCAGGATCAAGTTCCTGATGGGCCACCTTATGGAAGCCCTGATCCTGTTCCTGATCAAAGAGGCTGGACACACCGTCGAAGACGAGCAGAAGGAAGTCGAGATCGACGGTGTCACGGGACACATGGATGCCCGGATCGACGGCGTCATCACCGACGTCAAGACAGCATCACGTTACGGAATGAAGAAGTTCGAGGATGCGTCGGCACTTGTTGAGGATGATCCGTTTGGCTACATCGGGCAGATCAGCGGGTATGCCAAGGCGTGTGGTGACGACCGCGCTGCGTTCCTTGCCATCAACAAAGAGTCCGGTGAGATCAAGGTCTGCACTATCTCCGACAACCATATGATCAATGCAGAGGAGCGGGTCAGCCATGTCAAAACCGTCCTGTCTTCTGATACGCCACCTCCGAGATGTCACGATCCGATTCCAGAAGGGAAGTCGGGCAACCTCGGACTGGCGAAAGGTTGCAGTTTCTGCGACCACAAGTTTGAATGCTGGGCCGATGCAAATGGCGGCGCAGGACTCCGAGGATTCCGATACTCCAACGGAGTGAAGTACCTAACCCATGTTGTGAATACACCAAATGTCGAGGAAGTCGTCCGGTAACGGTCACTGGAAAAATCCATCCAAGATCAAACTCGACCCGGACAACTCATTCGGCTTTGTATATCTGATTGTCAATTTAGAAAGCGGCCAACGGTACATAGGTAAGAAGCAGTACCACAAGTACAGCAGAGGTAAGCGGATGGCCCCGTCAGATTGGCGGTCGTATACCTCGTCAAGTCGGTACGTCAACGACGACATACGCCGACAGGGCAAACAGATATTCCACTTTGAAATTCTGGCAGAATTCGAATCTCGCAGCGGGTTGACCTACGCCGAGACGAATCTTCAGCATGTCTGTAATGTATTGACGGAAGTCAATGCAGAAGGCGACCGCCTGTTCTACAACCAGTTCATCGACAAGATAAGGTTTATACCGCAGGAGTACCTGACAGAAGAGCAACGTAAGAAAGTAGTCCGCCGTGTCCTCAAAGATTTCCATTGACCTTGACGATCAGTTAGAGGTACTGTCGCAGACACCGTCTGGTGACCCGCACAAGCTGTTGTTTCTGGCTGTTATTTTTCAGGCGATGCTAGATGCGACAAAGCCCGAAGCCGAGAATGAATCAGCAGAAGCAGTACTGGAACGTGACCGGGCAAAGGGTTGGCTCTTCGCATCAGTAGGTGTAACCGCAGCAGACTTCGTCACCGTCTGTGATCTGGCAGGAGTTGATTACCATCAGGTACGTTCGTTCGCTCACCAAGTTATCAACACCGGCGAAGCTACATTCATCAGGAGAAAGATCAATGCCATCCTCAACCACAGTTAAATCCGACGGCTGGTCCACCAGCTACTACGAACTGCCCTCCGGTGCGACAGAACTTCAAGACCTGATCGAGTATCGAGGGATGAACTTCAGCGTTGGCAACATCTTCAAGGCGTGCTACAGGCTGGGCAGGAAGGACGGGGCGACAACGCTCTACGACCTGAACAAGATTAAATGGTACGTCGAGCGAGAGATCATCAGGCTCGAACGTGAGCAGCGTCAGCAGCAGTTCGAATTCCGGGAAGAGTATCTATGAAACAGGTCAACGGCCTCTGGCTACCTGATTCCGACACACACTTCGCCGGTCCCGACTACGAACTCGGGACACGCAAGGTTGCCCTCGGCCTGACCAAGCGGCGACGTCTGGCCCTCGATGTCGGTGCCCATGTCGGCATCTGGACACGACACCTCTCGGAGGAGTTCGATGAGGTCTGGGCCATGGAGCCGAATCCTGAGAACGCCGAATGCCTGACCCGGAACACTTCCAGTTTAAACAACGTGGTCATTCGAAACGAGGGTGCGTCGTGGACGTCGGACATGATGACGCTGGTCCACAATCGTCAGGGCAATTCGGGTATGTGGTCACTGGCTGCACCGGGACAGAAGGCAGACGGTACTGCGTACTTCGTGAAGGTCATTCCCATCGACACACTCGCCCTGCCGTATCTGGACTTCATGAAGATCGACGCCGAGGGTCACGAACCTGCTGTCCTGCGTGGTGCCAAGGATACCATCGAGCGGTGTCGTCCTGTCCTCTGTCTTGAGGTGAAGGGTAACGGTGTGTCGTACGGGGCGGTGGCCGACGCCATCAACATGTCGCTGTCAGATTTCAGTTTTGAATACTACCCTCACCGGGTAGGATCAGAGATCATCTACACCCCAGACGAGACGGCATGGCCGGATTGGTGATGTGCCATAACCTTGAATTGAATATTTTTTATTCAAGGTTATCAGCAGAAAGACAACAGGTATGGCAAAGAAAGTAGAGACGCGGGTCATCCGCACCAAGGTCAAGCGACGGACGAAACCTGCGGGTCACCGTCACGCCAAAAAAATCGGACGACGCTCGACAATTTTCCGTAAGCGTGGTAGATTCTAACCACTGATTCCCCAACAATCAGACCCGACAACTCAGCCAACTCAGCGGAGAATCCCAGAACTATGGCAGAACCACAAGACTATCTCAAAAGCAAATTGGCGAGTCAGCGACTCGTTCATAATATCAAAAGTTACTATGCTGACCGTGGCTATCCGAACGTCCGTGTATGGGTGGAGGAAGAAGTGGTTGGCCGTCAGAAAATCTATCAAGTCAGGTCTAACCTGCGCTTCACCGTGCCGGAGATAAAGTAATGTCGTCCAACCACCTACCCACACAATACCAACAGTTCATCGCCTTGTCCCGCTACGCCCGATGGTTGCCCGAGGAGGGCCGACGAGAAACGTGGTCGGAGACGGTGGATCGTTACGTGGATAACGTGGTTGCCCGTCGTATCGACGACGAGGCTGTCGTGAAGGAACTGCGCGAGGCCATCCTGTCCCTGTCCATCATGCCGTCCATGCGGATGATGATGACTGCCGGACCTGCCCTCGACCGCGACAACACCGCCGGGTACAACTGCTCGTACCTTGCTGTCGATGACATGAAGGCGTTCGATGAGGCCATGATGATCCTGCTGTGCGGGACTGGTGTCGGCTTCTCCGTCGAGCGTCAGCACATCGCCAACCTGCCGGAGGTTCCGGACCAGCTGTTCGACTCCGAGGACATCATCGTCGTCCACGATTCGAAGGAAGGCTGGGCCAAGGCGTACCGTAAACTCATCGCCATGCTGTACGCCGGGGAAGTTCCGAAGTGGGACGTGTCGAAGGTCCGTCCGTCCGGTTCCAAGCTGAAGACATTCGGTGGTCGTGCCTCTGGTCCGGAGCCGCTCGTCGATCTGTTCCGCTTCACCATCAACGTCTTCCGTGGTGCCGTCGGTCGTCGCCTGAACAGCATCGAGTGCCACGACATCATGTGCAAGATTGGTGACATTGTCGTCGTCGGTGGTGTACGCAGGTCTGCCATGATCAGCCTGTCGAACCTGTCCGACGATCGGATGCGTCATGCCAAGTCTGGTCAGTGGTGGGAGCAGAATGCTCAACGTGCCTTGGCAAACAACTCCGTTGTCTACACCGAGAAGCCCGATGTAGAGTCCTTCCTCCGTGAGTGGACAGCACTGGTCGAATCCAAGTCTGGTGAGCGTGGTATCTTCGCCCGGTACGCAGCAGATAAGCACGTCGAGAAACATGGCCGTCGTAAGGCAGGGTACGAGTGGGGGACGAACCCATGCTCCGAGATCATCCTGCGGTCGAATCAGTTCTGTAACCTGACCGAGGTTGTCGTACGGGGTACCGACAGCGTAGAGTCGTTGAAGAACAAGGTACGTCTCGCCACGATCCTCGGGACGGTCCAGTCCACCTACACCAAGTTCCCATACCTACGTAAGGTGTGGACGAAGAACACCGAGGAGGAACGTCTGCTGGGTGTCAGCCTGACAGGAATCATGGACTCTGTGGTGACCAGCCATCCCGACCCAGAGGTTCTTGCCGAACTCCGACAGGTTGCCGTTGATACTAACAAGGAGTGGGCCGAGCGTCTGAACATTCCACAGTCTGCTGCAATTACCTGCGTCAAGCCGTCCGGTACGGTGTCGCAGTTGGTTGATGCAGGGTCCGGCATCCATGCACGACACAGCCCGTACTACATCCGCACGGTCCGGGGCGATGTCAAAGACCCGCTGACCCAGCTTATGGTGGACGAGGGTGTCCCGTCAGAGCCGGAGGTGTTCCATCCGGAATCGACCGTGGTCTTCTCGTTCCCGGTCAAGTCGCCTGAGTATGCGGTTACCCGTAACGACATGACCGCACTGGAACAGCTGGAACTCTGGAAGGCGTACGCCGTCAACTGGTGCGAACACAAGCCTTCGGTAACCATCAGCGTACGTGATGAGGAATGGCTGGAGGTTGGTGCATGGGTCTATCGTAACTTCGACCTGTGCAGCGGCATCAGCTTCCTCCCACATTCTGATCATACCTACCAACAGGCACCGTATCAGGACTGTGACGAGGAGACGTATCAGGAACTGCTAA